TCAAATATACAATATGGTGTTACACCTGCTAATATAGATTTAGCTATTATATCTATTTTTTGATCTCTTGACAATGGAGATGCTTGCAAGTCTTCATTGCTACCACCATTCTCTACAGCGGTCATGCTATAAGTATTTATCGTTGGTTCATCTAACAAAAATTCTTTTATACGTTGGTCAGCAGATTTTACTGTTTTAACTATTTCTTCGTAAACTAAAGCTTCCCCGAAATTTATATTTCTACTATTATACTTTTTATATAAAGCTTTTTGTACATTTTGCTCTATTTCTTTAGCTTCTATAGAAGATATTTTTTGATAAGTTAATATTTTACCGCTTAATTCATATAGATTTTTATATAGGAAGGTTGTCTACTAACTATTATTTATCCAATCATGCTAAATAGCTTTACAATCATCTATTGATTTTTGAGCTAGACGCATTGTATCATTCTTTGTTTTAAATGTTGTGTTATAATTATCAGCAGTACTTACAGACGTAGCATTATCTAAAGCATATACTACTAAGTTGAACGCATTCATCAATACTTTACTTGTATCTTCTACATTAACGTTAACTAGACGCTCACTCTTACCATTAATATCAAAAGTTTTTACTTTATAGGATCTTTCATGATCATCTGTTCTGTCAGAAACAACGACGTTAGATACTGCTCCAGAATTATATATAGCAGACTCATAATCTTTTGTAGTTACTAAAGTATTGAAGGTACCAATAGTACGTCTATAATTTCTATATGCTTCTTCTAAAGTTTCTGGATTAGAACCATTAGTAGCGCTTTGATAATTAGTGACTTGAGTAAATAAAGATAGATCAATCTCATCACTACTTGCACTGTAACTACCATCACTTTTTAGATAATAAACACCATCAATACCGCCCTTAGCCATCAAGCTATATTGTAATTTTGTAAGTGTTCCTAAACTTATATTACCAGCTGCACCAGTAGATAATATATATTTGATATAAATACCACCACCGAAAATATTAGCAGCGTCTTGAGGAAATTCTACGTAGCAAGTATTAGAGTTAGGTAAAACACCAAATTTATATATTTTAGTATTTAAACCTGATGTCTCTAAGTTTGATACTCTAGTCCATAAATCTTGCATAGTAGGATCATTTGAAATAAATATACCATTCTATGCAACCATAGATTCTGTAAAATATAATCTATAATCAGAATCTAAATTCTGTATTGTAATTTTTTCTTGCCCATTTATTGTGTAAGATTGTATAGGTCCTTCCATAGCTAGAACTTCTATATCTGTAGTGGATTCTCCAGAACTTTCTATAATAGCATCCTGTAGAAGAGTAAAGACTATAGAGCCTGTATCATCTTTCAAGGTTGTAAATCTAGGTATTTTGTATAAAATATCACTCGAATTTTCTTTTATTTCTTCGAGATTTTCACCTTGCACATACTTAAATACAACAGGAACAGTGGCTGATCTATACCACTGCATGTCATAACCTAAAAGGTCATAAAGTTTTTGAGCATTACCTTTCTGAGTGACAGATGTAGGAAAATTCTCTAAAACATTTTTATCTATATTATAGTTTAGTTTATCAGCAATAAATGCTTTAAGTTTTAATAATGCTACACCAGGGTCTGATTCATTAGAGTCATTTGGATTCCATCTGCTAGTAAGCTCAGGAACTAGAGCTAAAAGCTCTTCCATGACATTTCTAAAATCTTTATTTGTGTAAGATAAAGAATTGATGTTTATATTTGTATGTTTCATCCTAATTCCTCTAAATTAAATAAAGCTAGATTCATGTCTTCTAAATTAAAATCGATCATGTTTGTAGCTTTTATATTCAATAAAGTGTTGTTCCATCCGATGTAACTGTTATATTTTTTCTATCTGCTTTTATCTAAGGCATATATGTAGCAATAGTCGAGTAAACAGTATCTATAACTAAATCTCGCAACACAGTATTGTTTTGTTCAAAAATTAATCTTTTTAATGTTGTACCAAAATATGGATCTCCGAAAAAACTCGTCTTATCCGATTTTAAAAGCAATAGCAGATTTTGTGCAGTAGCTTCTCTATCATATACCAGATTTGTACTAGCAGAACTAAACATTTCTGGAAAGGCTATTGAGTTCATTTATACCCCCTTATTTTAGAGCATCGATTTTAGCTGCTAGATCATCTAGCTAAGCCTATACATCAGACGTTAAGTTTGCTAACATAAATAATTTTGAGTAATCGATTTCTCCAATCATAATATCTTTTGGTAATTGTACTTTTTCGCTTACATTTAGTGCTCTACAATTAATAGCACTATCAGGTATGTTTGTTATGGCTTCTCTATATAGCTGACCAATAATTACTAAGTCAGTCATACTATTATTTTCAAACATAACAAAAACAATATCACCCTCGTTTATGCTATTATTAATCCCTTTAGGGACGCAAGCTACAGCTTCTCTTAAGTTAGCAAAATCTGTGTGTTCTGCATCTCCCTAAATCCTATCAAAAATAGGAATTCTAACTTTATAAGTATACTCAGATAGCACTCTTTCAACTATAGCTCTAGTTAGCATATTAAACCTCCGAATCGCTTCCAATTCTTATTAATGATAAGGTCGTCTTAAACCCATCTTTTGATATATTATCTGTCTATTTTGTTATTGTATATAACCCACTGCTGTTATGTTTCTAGCCATAAAAATATGTGTTTATTTTTATGTAAGACATAAGCATTGATGGCCTTAATAAACCTTTTACTGTTAAAGTTGCTTTAACAGGATATTGAGTTACCTATGTCCACCATGTCTTATCTACTTGAGTTGTTTTAAATTCTTTTGAGTTATTCGATATAGAAGGGGAATATATAGATTCTATAATACCATCATTGTTTATTCTATAGACATAATCTGACTGATTCATTTTTTTAGAGTAATTATATAGAATAGAATAGGTCTAATCATCATCTATAGAAAAGCTAGATACAGCATCTATGCATGGGAAACCTATATCTATTTCATATGTATCTAAAGAATTTATCTATTTTTGACTAGTTTCTAATTTAAATACCTAAAAATAAGGACCACCAAAAACACCTGAGTAATCATCATTAACAGTTAAAACATATCGAGCGCCAGTAATATTAGAATTTTGATTATCACTGCTTGGCTGCATACATAAAACTAAGTAATTTAGATAATCCCATATTGTTACACCAGTTTTTGCTTCCAGCTTAACCGGTTTATCATCACCAGCTATTAAATTATTACTGATAACTAAATCTTTATCTCTCATCCCATAGAATACATCTAAAATACCATAGATATTATTATATAGTAATTCTTTTATTTTATCACTAGGTTTCATTGTTCTGGAACCAAATGAAAAAGTACCAGCTTGCAGAGTTAAAGCATCACTAATAGCTGTTATTGTATAACTTATACTTGAGCTACTTAAATCTAAATTCTATCTAACATCAGTTATAGTTGCACCTTCTTCCTTATACATATACATTGGACTTGAGCAATCACCATAACTAATAATCATTCTACGCGAACCAGAAACTGAGCTAAAAACTTTGTCTAAAAAGTTAGGGTCATCTCCAGCTGTTATTTGATATTTCATATTTAAGGTGTAAGTATTTACTGAACCATTTAATTTTACGATACTTAAAGACTCAATATAATTTGGGTATCTATATTTTTCTGCAAAACTATATTCTGCACCGCCTTTTTCCTTGCTATAGGTACCAAAAGTGTAATTACCTATCTTAACTGATACAAAAGGCGCTTCTACTCTAGTTGTGTTTCCTAATAATTTTATAGACATTGATTATACCTCAACATAAGAAATACCAGCTAATGTAGGAATTTTTAATTGACTACCAACTTTAGGTTTTTCAAAAGGATCTTGCAATCCATTAAAATCCATTATAACCCAAAAATATAATGGACTATTATAATAATAAAGTGATATACTATCAAATGTTTCATTATTCTTAACAATGTGTATAGTATAACTCACATTTTTCGATAATTGGCTAGTTACTCCATAAACATATTTTTCATCTTCGCTATGATACCAATAAGGAAAGCCAGAATATCTACATATATAATTATAATCTAAGTATGTTTTATCTTGAAGAATTTCTGACATAATATTTTTCCTTATTTATAAAGTCTTTTTTCTAAGGTTTTATCTAAACCTCTAAAACTTCCCATTGCTGCAACTGTTTCTGCATCATATGGATCGGTTTCAGTTACAGTAAACTCAACAGTCACTTGAGCATACTTATTATCTGATAAAATAGGAAGCTCATATGTTACTGATACACTTCCATTTACTATACCTTTTATAAAGATTTCATTTCCAAATCTAACAGCTACTTGAGGTGGATTAACCATTTTAGAAGCTGATTTATAAGAAGGTAAAGCAACAGCTTGCAGCTGTTTAATTATAGTATCAACATAATCATCACCAAGCTCTACTGCAAGATTACTTATACCATAATTTATTTGAGTCATCATTTCTCTATGAAACTTTAATCTTATAGTCAAACTCCTAGGTCCAGAACTGGAATATGAGTATATCGGAGCAGATCTGCTCAAAGGTGTGCTACTAGCAAATTGAGCTTCTAAAGTATCTGTAATCGATTCTGGATATGTTGGTAAAACAACAAATTGACCTGTTTGCTGAGAATCTGAGCTCTAACCTATGTGATATAGATATAAGTAATTCTCAATCATATTAAATTTTGAATTGGAACTTACTAGTCCACTATATGCTGAGTAAGCGCTCATTTAGTATTTCCTTATTCTTTATATTTAAGCAATTTATTTAATTGATCTATTATAGCTGGATCTTTTGTTTTATTTGCTTGCTCGGCAAGTCTTTCGCATTCTCTATAATAGCTTGCAAGTAATTTTTCAGAATCTTTATCTATAAAACCGTTCGCATCCCACACTGTTTGTAAATTTCTAACATCAGCGTAATTATTAACAGTCTTATATGTATATGTTCTCAATCTAGGCTACCATATACCTGATTGTGTCTAATTTAAGTATTTCTGAACTTTCATTACATTACTTTCAAATTGCTCAGCGTTACTAATTACATTGTTTACTAAATACTCAAATAATCTTCCGCAAAATGCATAATTATTAGAATCGTTTATCTTCAATAAACTTAAATTACTTATTAGCTTTTCGTTTAAATATTCGTTAAAATTAGAATATCTTTCTCTATAACTTTGAAATTGAGCTATATCTTTTTCGCTTGTAGAAATAACTTTATCTGCAAAAGGTAATGTATTACTATAATTTCCCTCTAAAACAACTAAACTAGATGTGTTAGAAATAGGTACTTTTATTATAAGTCTTAAAAATTTTTCATATTTAAGTAACGTAGATTGATCTAGCTACATATCAGAAGCTACATCTGGTTCTTTAGCACCTACGATACATGGACTCTAAAAAATGAAGGGTTTAGAAAAAGCTGTTTCATCCCTGTAATAATTATTTCTACTCATCAAAATATCATGATCTGCTTTATAGATACCAAAATCTTCACGATTTAATATGTTTAACATTCTCCACAAAAGCCTAGTAGGCTCTTGCAAATAACCTTTTTTACCTATAAAAACTGGTACTAAAGAAACTGGTGTTAAAGAATCTAAAGCTACTGTATATTCTTGACAAAAGTTTATAGGAATACTAAAATATTTGTAATTTGTATTTGTCTTGCTTATTAAATCATGAAAAGGTGCTTGCTTTATTCCATAATCATGCTTTATGTCTAAATTTGTAATATATTCATTAGAAAATAAATTGTAGAAAGGCATTAGATTAATATCATAAACAGCTTTATATGTTCTTATATATTTACCTAAATATGTATGTGTTTTAGAATCATAAGTGTCAGAATCTGAGACATATCTAGTAGTTATTCCTGGATAATCTTTTCCAAAAACATATGGTTGGTATATTGTAAAAAAGTGATCGTAAGCATTTATATAAGTACCATTTTCATAAAATCTAGTATTTTCTTTTATACATTTATCTACATAATCTAATGGCGCATCTACTCTGCTTAATACAATATCTTTATCATAAATATAAAGATTACCAGCTGTCAAATGATAAACATTTTTAGCAAAAGGTATCATAGGTACAGGTGTATTCTGGAGGATATATTTTATGTAGTTTGATTGTAATGTATTGTAATTAAATCTCTAAAGCACTTCTTAACCTCCAACAGCGTATGGATTTAAACCAGAAATTCTAACATCTTCTCCATCTAAAGTAACTTTTATATCATCAGTATTATCTACCCATACTTTAACATGGTTACCATCTTGATCATCACCTTGCAAAAGTTTTATTAGTTTCTTAAGCAAAGCAGATGTAGAATTTTCATCTTCTTCTGCGCCTTTTATCTGTTCCTCACCATCTTCTTTTGCAGATGTAATAGCATAATCAGACATTTCATCACCGTTACCATTACTTACATAAGAGCTGACTGATGTAGATTGTGCTACACCAGCTTAAGCCCCATAAAGCCAGAACCTCTTTCCATAACAGCATTAGCATTACCCCAAACACCTAAACTTAAGCTTCCACCTTTAGTTAAAGTACTTAAAGCATTTATACCTTGAGCTAAAATAGAAATACCTGCTATAGTAGATTTCATTAAACCAACGACTGTAGTTTCAAGGTCAACACCACTACCCATAACAGAAATTGTTGGAATAGCTATACCACCAGTTAATTGTTCTATTACATCTAAAGCCATCCAGGTCATGTATCCGACAGCATTACCAGCAATATTACTAGCAACACCATCCATGAAATTCTCATAAACATTACCTAGAAGTTCTGATATATGCATTCTTTTAGCAACATAACCTAACTGAGCGTTAGTTTCTGCTAACATATTATTATATTTCAAGTCTGCGTCTGATACTTTGTTTAATGTTTCTGTGTTTAAATTAACTGCAGCAGCTAAATCTGCTACCTCAATCCCTAAAATGCTTGACCATTGTTGTCTTAAAACTCTATTTGTATTTTTACCTGTTTCTTGAACAAACTCAACAATAGATCTCATTAAAGCATCAACATTATCTACGCTTATACCGTTTGTTAACATTTCTGCATAAGATAATCCAGCTTTGTTAGAAGCCATAACTAGCAAGTTTTGCATATTGCTAGATTGAAGCGTTTCTACATCGCCAGTACCTAAAGCATTAATAGATGCAGCTAATTGTTGTATCGTATTATCTGAAACACCTACTGAGCTTAAAGAGCCTAACCACTTTTGTATGGTATATTCCATTTCAACAGATGTTTCTTTATCTAATGAGGAACTTAAATTAAAAATTGCATCTTGAACGCTATCAAAATTTGTAGATAAATAAGCAGAATCTTCATAATACTTATTTAACATTTGAGTTAAGTATGCTTCCATACCAACTCTAGCTGCTGTACTATCTGCACCTTGCAGCCTAATTATTCTCATCAAGCTTCCAGAAAAAGTATCAAATGTGGTAACAATCTTATCACTAACAGTTTCTAAGAAAGCTCTTTGCTCTAAGTTAAAAGCGATACCTTGATCTACTAGAGCATTTAAGTTCTCTAGCATCTCGCTTTGTGTGATATAAGGACTAGCAGCTAAATTATCTCTTATTAATTCCGATATTTCGGCGAAATGTCCATAATTTTGGCCTTCATAGCCCTATAATCTAGCATCTATTTTAGAAGAGTATCTACCTAGTAACTCTGCTTGACCTTTTATGTCAAACATATTACCTAGATTGCTTAAAACATTTCCTAAATTTTCTTTTAGCTTTTCACCAGCTTCTTCTAAACTGGTTTTCATGCTATCGCCAGCTACTTTCAACTTTTCAGTGAAACCAACGGCACTATCCATCTACATCTAATTAAGATCTTTTTGAGCCTAAATACGCTCTTTTCTAAGCTCTTTTTCAGATTTCTATTCTAAAAGTAAATTTTTCTTACCAGCATCAGTAAAACGTTTTATTATTTTATTAACTTCTGTCTTTATGTCAGCATCTGACATTCCTGGATTAGCTTTTTTGAGTTTTTCAGCAATGGCTTTCTATGCATTTTTTTCTCTAGCTGCTTCTGCTTTTTTTCCAGTTACTCTAGCATCCATACTTGTAGTAGCCATGCATTACTCCCTTTAATCTTTACTCTTAGACTTTGCTTTTATATTATCCAAATACTCTTTTGTTTTTATAGCATCTTCATGGATAAATTCTAGTAGATATTCTCTTTCTTTTGGGGTCATTTTCCCAATATCTAAATAAGATGTGTTTATATTTTTTGATATTAAAAATCTTTCTTTTACAATCTGTTTCCATCTTATCGGAGCGAAAGGTTTACCATCACTCGTCAAAGGTGGGTCCAAAAAACTCCCCTGTGATGCGAAACGGAGCGTTATAATCTACACCGCACTCAGAGCATCTAGTAGGAACTATAGCTTGCAACCCTATTTTAAGATTTAATTTAGACCCAGCCTGTATGATTCTTGCTGTATCTCCCATAGACATCTTTCTTACCATTTGTTCAAGCCTAACTGGGTCAATAACTTGCCCATCTATTGTTTTAATCATAGATTGAGCATTATATAAAGTATCTAGATTTACATTTAAATCTGGATTTCTTCTCTTCGCATCTTTTTTCTTTTGTGCTATTTGATCTAGAATTCTAGGTGTTTGAAATTTTAATTCTACTGTCTTTTTACAGTTAGGAAGATAAACAGTAGAATATTTCTTATACTCTTCTTCGTTATATTCTAAAACTTCTAAATCATCTAGATCGATACTATACTTATCTATGTTACCACATGCTGGACAAACAGTTTGTACTTTATACTCAGGTCCATAAGTAACGACTCTTAACCTATGCAAAAGATATTGATAATCACCTAAATGCATATCATATGCTGATATTCCAATAGGATCTAAAACACAATCATCTATTACTTGAGATAAGACTTCATAAGCATTTTCAGATGGTGATAATCTTCTCATTTCATCTTCTGTAGTCATAGAGCGCATTCTAAATTTAGAATTTATATCTCTACTATAAATTTTTCCTAAAGATGGTAATGTGAAAGATTCTTGAATTGTAATGTTATCCATTATATAATCCTCCATATAATCTCTAACTAAATATTTTATTGTTATAAATTATATTATAAATGAATTTTTATTTTAGATTTTACGTATATACGTAATTATCTATATAAATAGAAAAGACATTGAATAGTAAACAACTTCTCATCTAACTATTCAATGTCTTAAGTTATTCACTGTAATTTCAGTATTCTCTTATATACAATATTTTATACAGGAATTGTACATTATATATTATTTTATTCTGCTTCGTCGTCAGGTTTACTCATTAAAGCATAATCATAAACAATGTTAGCTGTAATATCTCTCTTATCACCACTTTCTTGATTGTAGTTAGGCATTGTGATACCATTTATCCAACAACCTTTTAATTCCCACTGTCTGATAAGTTCACCATTAGGTGTGTATTCCATAAGCCAGCAATCTTTCTTATATTCTGACATTTTACCGATTTTTTCAGTAGCTACGTTATAAGATAAATTTTGCCAAGCCATGAGGACTGATTTAGTATCAGCACCTACGAAGTCATGCACCTTAAGTGTACCAGCTTCAAACTTAGGTAAACCAGCAGCTTTCATAACTGAGTTACCACGTCTAATTTCAATTACATCTTGAGTAAATGTAGGAAGAGAAGACTCGATAACAGATAATCTGATAATTTCTTGACCATTAACAATGGTTTCAGCAACACCTTCTACTTTACCAGCTGCAAGAAGGCTATCAATTCCAGTTACTACAAATTCGAAGTTATTACTTCTAGCAACTTCGTATAAATCTGGATTAGCAGCTAAGTGATAGGCGCCTAAACCTGTAACATTACTTATTGTATGTGTTGACATTTATTATTTCCCCCTATCCTTACTCTATTACTGCAGAAGTATCATCTGCGAGTTGTAATTCGATTTCAAAATCTTCTACTGCTTCGATAGCATATAATCTAATGACGCATCTAAGTTCAGCTTTTTGTTTATTAGCGCGTTTCTTTAATTCGTAAGCACTTATACCAGCACCTTTAACCATTTGGTCAAGTGTAGGAATAATCATAGACTTAAAGTTAACCCATAATATGTCATTATTTTGCTCGAAAGTCATTGATCTAGCTGCTGCAAATGCTGTTTTAACAACGTTACAGATAAGCACTCTGATATTTAAGAAAGATTTAGCAGTTAAATTAGCTGGGTTATTCTTAAGAGTTCTATTACCCCAAATTAAATCACCATAAGGTGTAATCTCTGTAATAGGGTTAATTGATATACCCATTCTAGATTGGTATGACTCAGCTACTGCATTTGTTACCTTTTCATTTACAGATTGTAAATTAGGAACACCACCTCTATTTGCACCAGCTATAGCTAACCAATCTGGATTATTTGCAGTAGATCTAGCTAAAGCAAGCAAATAACCGAGAGATGCAGGCATGTTATAAACTAATGTTTCCCCAGCTATAGAATATGTTCCCCATGGTGTAAACATAGCACCATATTCTCCATAACCATCTAAGTTAGGGAATAATTCTTCTATTACATTTTCTGGTTTGATATCAGGTGTATGATCTAAAAGAGCTACGCAATCTTTTCTATTATTAGCAGCAATTGTGTATAAAGCATCACCTAAGCCTTTTACACTAAATGTGCTGTTAGCTTCAGAAGAAGTTGTACTTACAGCTGTTGTTGCGTAAATAGTCATTTTAGTTATTCCAGAATCAACATCACAGCAGAAGTAGAAATCTTTAACTAAATCTTTTAAGGTTTCTGCATGAGTTACATGTGTCGTTAAAAGCACACGTTTACTTTCTTCTACTGGCGCATCTGTACCTGCTGTATCAGTACCTTCATATGTAAGACCATCTCCACCAGCTGTTTGTACGCTAGCATCCACTACTGGAGCATAAACAGTTCCATCAGAATATTTGTAACCATAAAGTTTAACTGTCCATAGATTATCGCAATCAGTTGCTGCTTCTTTATTAGCTATTACTTCTAACCAACAGTTATTTAAAATCCATGAGTGAACTGCGTTAGTACTTTCACCTAATTTTCTTAAATATTTAGCATTGCTGCATATAGCAAAACTAATGCTTTCTGCGGTGTTAATATCAAATGTATTATTTAAGTTTAAGCCATATGGAGAAACAATATCAGCAAATTCTCCATAATGAACTTCTGCATAACCTAAATTGTGATTATATAAACGGTTTGCAATAGTTTGATCAACTGTTAAATCAGCTGCCTTAAAAGAATCTGCAACTAATCTAATAGTATAATCACTGATTCCAGTAACACTGTCTGCATTATCAAATAAGCTTGCTTTTGAACCTTCTGCAACTTTTGCTATACCATCTACGTTTGGATAACCACCAGTTGTTAAGAATTTAACATTATAAGAACCACAATCTTTAACTTTTGCAGCACTTAAAGCTTTACTCAACTCATTATAAGCAGTTATTGGAGAAATAGTTCTAGCAGCATCTGAAACACGTTCAAACATAACAGGTAAGCCTGCAGCTAAAAGTGTTTTAGCATATAAATAGCTAGGTTCTTTTTGTCCTTGAGCAAATACTTTCTTACTATTATATGTAAAAGTACTTGAAAATGTAATTGTATCAGTTCCAAATTTACTTTCGAGATCTGCTACAGAATTTAATAATGTAGGTTCATTAACAGGTCCAGAAACTGAAAATCCAGGAACATAAACTGTATTTGCAGTTACATTTAAGGTACCAGGACTAGTTAAATCTACTTCGTTAAATGTAATTTTAGGCATGTTTTTACTCCTATTTTAATCTATCTGATTCTAATACAACATCCCAGTCATATTCAACTGTGTAATTATTTCTGATCTTATAATCGAATAACCATGCATCATCTATTGTTAGTGATAAAGTCATTCTAGTGAATTGTCCTGGGACAAGTCGTTCAGGAATATCTGAATTATCAGTTACTGTTGTATCTAATATTATATTTGATGTGTGCTCTATATTAGCACCATTGTAAGGTATTTGTATGAGCAATTTAGGAAAATTTATAAGCTTAAATATAAAATTTCTTAAGTACTCATCAGCTTCTTTAAAAAATTTAGTATATATATCTATCTAATAAGTTAACTTAATAGGTATCCCATTTAACTAAGCACTTTTTCTAGCATTAGCTTCCATAGTCATACCATCATAGGTTAAGGGTTTTTTATTTGTAGATAAGATTTCTATATCATTGCCTCTCGTTAAAGTTATTATAGGTAATGTGAGAGGTTTATCATCTGATATATCAGCTCTATACTCAAATAATCTTCGGGTTTCGGCTGGGCCTGTAATCTATATATTATCATCCATTACCCAGCTTTTTATTTTAGCTAGCAATGCATCATCATAATATGAAATGGCCATTTTTATTCCTCCAAAAATGTTTCATATAAATAAGGCACTTGCTTACTTATTATTTCAAATACTTCTGTAAATATTGGATATCTAGATATAGATAGCGTTCCATAATTTATTAATTTACAAATATCATTTAATTTAGCAGAAGTTTTTGGTAGTATTTTGTTTGGATTTATTGTTATAACATATTTATCTGGATATCTATAAACTATAAGATTTTTAATTCCTGCTATCAAAATTTCATATGCAGAAGGTATAATTGTCTTATTATTATAAGTTATCCAACCTAAATTATTATTCTTAAAATAGTCTTTATATTTTATAAGTTTTCTTCTATCAATTAAATTTATAAAAGTATCTTCTATATAAGGTATAAGTATTCCATCTATAAATAAATCTGTTTTTGGATTTCTTCTAGATATATTTATCGTTAAATTCATAACAAACTCTTATAAAGGTAATAAAATTTTTGAAATTTCAGGTGTTATGAGGGCTAAAGGTTTTTCTGTTGATGCTGTAACAGGATATTTTTTATTAAAAATTCTAATTAAAGTATCATCTAAAATACCTGATCTTATTTTATTTATAACTTCATCTTCATTATCTTTCTTAAGTATCTTGCATACTCTAATAGCTTGATCTTGAAGATGTTTTTTATTAACAGCACTTTTTGGAATACCTAAAATATTTGCAAGAATATCAAAACCTGAAATTTTATTTTTCATATAGGCTTTTCGATATGCAATAAGACTTTTTATAATATCTGAGTCTGTGTTAGATGCAATTTTTAAGCTTAATAAATCTTTTCTAGAAGAATCATCTTGCATTCTAGATTTTATAAAAGATCTTAAAGTAGATTTTGCTTTAGGTCCTAAAATAGAAGTATCTGTATCTTTAATTATTTTGAAAAGCTCATTTAAAGCAGTATCATTTGTCCAACCACGCTTTTTAATAATGTCCTTGAAAGTGACTGGTTCTGAAATTTCCTCTGTATCACTAATACCAGTTGCTTTATCCTCTATACCCTATATTATTCGTATAACATCATATGGATGTTGTATTTCTACTAGTTTCAAGAAATTCTAAGCTTTATCTTTTTTATCACCTATCAGATAACTTTCCGCATATTTCTAATATTTATCTGCATCAGCTACTACTCTTAATTCTTTCTTCGCATCAGCGTTATTAAAAAATTCTTTTATTTTAGTATTTATATCTTCTGGTTTAGTAAGCTTAAATTGATCTTGCATTACTTTCTTTAGAGATAAAGTTTCTTTAGAGCTATCTTCTTGCACTAAAGCTTTAGCTACTTTTCTCATGTCTGCATAAGGAAGAAATTTGTTTGTTACTACTGAAACATCTTCTGGATATCCAGCAATTCCTGATTTCAAGACACCATCATCTCTTTTAGGTATACAATCTTTATTATTAAATATCCAATCTATAGAAGGAATATCTCCAGATGTTGTTTTATATTTTCTTAGTTGATTATTATCTAAAAATATTTTTAATATATCAAATTTATACTTAAAAGCATTACTATCTTCATCGAAGATACCAGTATCACTATCTATAAAATATCTCTCAAAATCTTCGTTAGATAAATCACCTTCTTCTAATGCATCACATAATTCTGGTATAGCGTAAGAACCTGCAGCTTCTATTTTAGCAGTAGGTATTTTTGAATTTTCTAAGAAGTATACTATAGGATTCTAATGTACGTTAGATCCATCAGGTCCCCACAACAAAACTGCTGCTAATAAATCATTTATAAATCTTGATACTTTAAGTGGTTTACCAGGTTGCCCTTCATATGGTGATCCAGGTTCTTGACTTTGATACTATTCTAAAAATTTATATATTGCGACATTTTTTTCATCGCCACGTAGCTGATTTATTTGTTCAGCAACGCTAGTTTTTGTTGTTTCATTAGTTGTAGGATCAGTAATCGTATATGATGGAAATAATTCAGCTCTATTGTCCACTGCTTCTAATAAAATCATATATAATCATCCTCTTCTGCTAAAACATTAAAGCTACTAGATTTGAAATTATCATTTTCTATACTATATGAATTTTCAAATTCTGGTACAATTTCACAACTTATAGATGCTGGATAAACCATTGAGTTGCTTAATTTTGTAACTCTAAATAGGCGATTAGGTATATTATCTAAACCGCTAGGAATAAAGAATAATGCACCTTGCTGTAAAAATTTTAAGTCATATGGAACATGGATTACAGAAGCATTTTCTTGCAATTCTGAAACCCATCCCATCTTTTTCAATGTTTGTTGTGTTGGGTGCTCATCAAATATAACACCAACAGCTTCTGGTGGGTAATATAAACTTTCTATTTCTGTGTATGTAGTATATCTTTTGCTAGATTTAGGTGCTCTATAAAATACCTGTATACCTAGCAATGTTACTAATTCTTCAAAATATTTTCTATGTAACTTCGCATCAGGCGTTAATAATGCACCAAATTTACCTTCGTTCATAAAACCCTCCAATTTTATTTTAAGCTCTACGTGGTGCAATAAGCTCTAAAGCTCTCATCTAAATATCTTCTGGAGCATTTTCAAAAGCTTCTTCGTCATTATCACCATAAGTATTGAGTAGATATCTCATTCTACTAAAAGCTTCTGGATTGCGTTGCTCATTCGCGCCATCACAATAACTCTTAAATATTCTCAATAAAGTGCTAGGTTTAGTAAAAGCTTCATCAAGATCTTCTTCATCATCGCTATCAGAATAATCTCTGCTATCTGCGCAATCTTGACATATCCATTGACCATCAATTTCTTCCATATCATCTTCGAAGAAAGTATTACCACAATCATCACAATCGTGAGTTGGATGCTCTTCTTTAAGCTCTGAAACTAAATCTTCCCAGAAACTTTCTAAATGATGTTTAGCTAATTCTTCTACTCTATCTAACCCATCTTTAGTTAAGTTTGTAATAGTTACAGAAGTATCGTTATGACTCCATGGTCTTTCTATTTCAGCATCTCTAGTAGATGCTTCCCAACTTAATTGATTCTCAACGTATTCTTTTAGCTTCCAACTATCGCAATATCCAGCTTCGATAAATGGTGTAAGATCATCAGAGCATGGAATTTCATAAGTATGTTTAGGTTGACCTTCTATAATCCAATCAATATCTTGATCTAAACAATCTTCTTCGTTTTTATCTATAAACAAATCTACATCTTGAATAATTTCATGAATAATTCTTTCTTCTAGATCTTTTATAGCTTCTGTGTAAGTATCATCATCCATTTCGAAATTTGCAGCATCTTCTAGAATTTTTTCTAAGTCATCTGCAAAACCGTGATTTGCTAAATAAGCTGCTGGTGCTGCACACGTTTCTAAACCATAGCCTTCATAGAATTTATCACCATCATTATAATCGCGATAAACTAATCTCATAATAGCTCTTACAATTTCACCAGCAACAGTTTCAGCAGGACCAGAAGGTGGTACTAACTCGTCAAATAATATCTGTAAAATATCATCTGGATCATCATCTGCAGCAATAGCTTTTTCTACTGGATCAAGAATATCATGCAATTTTTCTCTAGCAGCAGCTTTTCTTTCTTCTTCTGCTTTTCTAGCTATTTCTGCTTTTTCTTCATCATCAGCGCGTTTAGCAATATCTGTAAATTTAACTGGCTTATCTGGATCAAACATATCTTCTGGTGATAATTTAATCTCAGCTTCAGTTAATAGTTTATTCTTAAGATTTTTATATTCTAAATACTCATTTCTTGCTTCGTTAAATTGCTTCTTGAGTACCTCAGCTTTTTCTTGAAATTCTTCTCTTAAACTGTTTGCAGTAAGACTGTTTCCGAAAGCTAATCCATCTTTATCTTCTTTTAAAGCTTTCCAGGTAGTATTAAGCTCTTGAATTTGATTTTTAATATCTGATATTTTTCCAGCTGATTCTATAAGTCTAGCATCTATTTCAGCTTCAGATAAAGTGTTAGTTTGTTTATTAAAGCTTTTTGACATAATGTTTTTGAAATCCATTATTCTTCGTCCTCTTCATCATCTGTATCCTCGATATCTCTCAGACTCAGATTTATTTGCTTATTATCTTCTTTAGGTGCAAATCGTACACCCATCTTATTACCAACTTTAAACTTACCTCTATCTCGAGCTTCTGCGTTGGATTTATCTATAGTTTCAGAATCTGTATCAAGATCTGTTTGATCAATAGTATCAAGATCAAGCTGAACAGGTTCTTCATATTTTCTATCATAAATTGCTGGATAAATAATATCAGCATAAAGCTTTTTATAATGTTTTTCCATATAGTTTATATAATTATAAACAACACTAGCAAGCTTTATCATCCAGCTCGTATTTGAAAGCACTAACATTATATGTTTGCAACCAGGTCCAACATCATCATTTGGATTTGTAATATCAGAAGGTCTATTTTCTCTCTCACCTACTATGATATTATTTTTACTAGCCCAATACGCGCCTCTATATTGAAAATCGGGGCATGAGCATCTTATATAAACATTTTCACCATTAAAAGAGTTAAGCAAGGATCTTATTACAACTCTCAGTGCTAAAATGTCATTTGCTTTCTTTAATTCGCTATGTAACTCATCTAAAAAACCACCAAATGAAATAGTAACTACATACTCATTTGTTTCACCCTAAACATCTAAATTAACAGTCATTATATTATCTTTGAATAACTAGTTAAAATTGACTTTATTTAAGTTGCTTACATTAGCTTTTACTTTTGATTTAACACGCTTTTGATAACGTGTTTTACCATCTTTTTGTCTTTTACTCTGCTTACTTTTACTCAGCAGCTAGTTTCTTTTATCTTCAGTTAAAAAGCTCACACTGCTTCCTCCATAAGCAAATCTTATAACAAATCACATAGATAGGCTTAAATAAAGCCTATCTATGAAATCATTTATATATTATCTTTTAACTGTTCCATAAAGTTTTTTAGCTTTATTGTTTTTAGCGTCTTTAGCTAAATAATTATAAGTTAAAGATTCGCACATTAATTTTTTATTGTCAGCAATTCCAGTAAGGGTAAATGCTTTCTTATTTTTAGATAAGTTAACATTTTCACCAATGAATTTAAGCTTACCACGTTTAGTCATTTCTTTAGCTTCGAAAATAAAACTAGTTTTAGCTTTTTTACCAGAATTAAATGTAATAACACCTTCTAAACAGATAGAATTATTTTTTAAACTACCAGAAGTTGTTTTATATGATTCTACATTTTCATATACTTTCTTAAGGTAGCTTTCACCTAACTCATCAAAGCCTTCTTCATCGAATTCTTCGATATCTACATCAGTATCAACTGTTTCTTCATCAACTGCAGGTTCTTCAACAAATTCTTCTTCTGGAATTTCTGCTACTTCTTCTGCAGCAGGTTCGACAATTTCTTCTACTTCTTCTGGTTGCATAGGAACAATAGCTTCTTTATCTTCTCTAGGTGTAGATTTTACTTTAATTACATCTGTTTCTGTAGTAATAGAAATATCTTCCATACCTTCTTTCAAATTTTGTTTTGAACTGTTTTTAGCAACAGACTCATCAAGATCTTCTTCTTCAAGATTTTCTAAATAATCTTTAGCTCTATCAATTATATCATCTAACGTAGATTTATAATAAATTTCTTCATCATAATCATCGTAACCATCAACATACTCATCTAGAAGATCGCATACAAATTCACCGCATCCAGCAGCTGTTGGATCACAGCTAATTCCTTTTGATTCTAAATAATTTACTGCTTCATCATAAGTGAATTTATTTTTACCTCTACCTTCTTTCAGCAATCTATTGTTTGAATCTAAACTTTCAGTCCACATGCTGCCGATTTTCTTACCTTCAAATTCAGGTGCACCATTTCTAACGTGTTGGATATATCTTCTAGCTGCATCTCTATCTTTAAATGGGAATCTTCTTTCTTCACCATCTACTTCTACTACTGCGTAGAAATTTTCTTCAATAACTTCTTCTTCGAGATTTTCAGCTTTCATAGCGAGTCTTTTCTTAAGTCTAACAGAAAGTGGCTCTTTAGCTTCTTCTAAAGGTTCGATATTATCTTGATTTTCATCTTTTACAATATCAAGTTCGCCATCTTTATTTAAGCCAATAGTAACATCATCACCAGTACCTTTTTCTTTGCTATCTTTAGCTTCATTTAAAGACTCATCAAGCTCTTCTCTATCTTCTTCTGTTTCTGGATCAAGATCTTTTATTTCATCTTCATCATCAGCTTCGGTTTCAATTTTCTTACCATCTACTTCAACTTTTACATCTTCACCAGATTCTGTTTCAACAGTAATTTCTTCATAAGGTGCTACCTTACCGATAATTTTGAAACCATCAGAAGAGTAGCAATAAGGACAAAGTTCGCCAACATTTGCCATATCAGCATCTTCTTCAACTGTTACTTCTTCTTCACGTTTGTAGATCATAGAATGACATACTTCGCATGCTAAGATAATATCACCGATGTATGAGTCTTTAAGATCTTCTTCTGTTTCTGCTTCAGGATCAATAACAACTTCTACATCTGTGAGAAGGTCATCATCCATGAAGTTTGATAGTTTTGCAGCCCCATCGTTATCGAAGCTGAAAGTTTCACTTTCTAATAACTTCATTTGCTGAAAGGCTTCTGCTAAATAATTTGTAGCCATTATTTATTCTCCTGTAAGCATTGCTTAATTTTAATCTATTGGATAATTTAGTTGACTCGCTTTACGCATTTGCTCAACGAGCTCTTTTTCTTCGTCGATACCTTCTTGCAAGATATCTGTATCTAATTCCCATAACGCATTTGTTTGGGTAAATTTCTTTCTTATTCTTCCTATAACTTGCTTGCAAATAGCTAAGGCTAATCGCATTTCGATATCTATCCAGAAATCTGAAACTATTTGCGATACATCATCATATTTAGGAACAAATTCTATAGTTATATATTCTGGTAAATCATAACTGCAGTTTATATAAAGCTGATTAGTATGTTTATCGAATCTAAATAACAAATCGGTAGATAATGTATTTCTAACTTGCAAAGATGTGTTATATGCAGCATAATTCTGCACAAAACTAGTCATAGTACTTATACCAGATCCTACACCAGCCATCATTTGCCATGAAGCTAGATACATAGGATCGTGAGTTCCTCCATTTATAGATGTATCTGATGTTATTCCATAACCTTCTGATCTAAATACTCTAGATACAGAGCTTACTTTTTTATCGGTTAAATCTATACATTTGGTGTAAGGAATTGTGATTAAAACTGTGCTATCTATATATCTCTATATCTATCTAAAAGCACTATTGATGCAGCCATCAATTGCTGCATCATTAAGTTCTAAATCAATAACCCCACCTGTTAAGCGAAGTTTAATTTCATCTCTATATGCGGCTAATTCCACTGCATCTCCCCTTATAAAAAACAAAGCACAGCTGGCTGACGGAGGTAATCAACCAGCCATGCTTAAAAACAATCTCACCCTTTTCTGAGTGAGTCTGTGGACAAATTTACATACTATTCAATTAATTTAGCAAGAAAAAATCTATAAAAGTGATAGAAAATTTCAAAATAAGAAAAAATCGAAGAGTTTTTATGCGCTCTTCGAATTAATTTAAAAATTAATAGCTATGTAAAGTATTTGACTATAAGCAAATAGCTTTAAAGGTCTTTTTTATAACTTTTAATTTGAAAAATTTTATAAAAGCTGGTATTTCTGTGTAATCTAAAAAATCAATATGCAATATATCAGCATTATCAGATAAACTCGAATCATATGTTATTGTTTTGTCTTCAAATTGCATTGAAGCATCTTTTTTAACAAATATAGCTTCTAATTGCATATATAAATCAGATAAATCTTCTTCAGAAGAATCTGGTAATGGAAAAGCATCTACTGTATGTAGAAATCCTATAGGTATTAACTCAACATAAGTTCCTTTAGGTATTATCTGTTTTTCATAAATTTTATTTCCTAATAAATCTTCACCTTTATATATTTTTCTTTTTATAGTCTTACCTACTATAAATTTATACATAGTTAATTTTCCTTATTTTTAGTTTTCATCTATCATATATTTTATACAGAAAAAAGAGTCTTGATTTCTCAAGACTCTTTAGCTTTTACTATTAAATTTTTATTTGTGATTAAGCTTGTTCTTTAGTGTTAACTACGTAAGCTTCTTCAACGATTTTACCAGCAACAAGAAGGTTTTTGTTGAGGATCTTGAGGTCATACATAGTTGACCAGCCTTGGCTCATACCACCGTCAGCATAGTTAAGCAATTGAGTAGGAACTACTGGCATGTAAGGAGCATAAACAGCTGCAGAGCTCATCATATCGTTACCATTTACACCGAGTACGAATTTACCAGCTTCAATGTTTGGAGTAACGAATACTTTCATACCATTGAATGTACCAGCCATGTAAGGACCGTTTACATTGCTTGCAGAAGCAGCTTTGAATCCAGGAACGAAAGTAAGTACAGGCATAAGGTCAGAAGCAACTAACATGTAGTTAGGCATAAATCTCTTAGTTCTGTCATATACTTTTTGTTTTGCTTTTTCAACAACTGCTGCGAATGCTGCGTAGTGTTCCATCATAGAGATACCATAAGGTACTGTTTTATTGAATACAACTGCGTCATCTGCATCTGCATTGTCGATAAGAAGTTGGCAAACTTCAGTATCAATTTCGTAACTTAATTGAGCAACAGCTTTTTCAGCAAGTTGATCGCCAAGGTCGAAACCATAATCAGTTTTAGCTTGGAAAGCAGCCATTTGGCTGTAGTAGATAGCAATTCTTCTAGCTCTTGCAACAAGAGGAATAGTATCCATTTCAGCGTTTACAACAGGAAGGTCGTTTTGAGGAATAGAAACGTTATCATATACATATGCAACTCTATCACCTTCTGCAACAGCTACAACACCATCATCATTAAAGTTTGCATATTGTTCAGAACCATCTGCTTTCATGATTTTAACATCATATTTAGCATCATCATGTCTGAAGAAACCTTTTAATACAGGGGTCCAAGCTGCTTTGAATTCAGTTACACCAGCACCAATAGTTTCAACAACTTTATCGGAAGTGTAGTAAGGATCAACTTTACCAAGACCGAAAGGACTGTTAAGTACTTCGCCTCTCTTTGAATCACCTTTGTTTGAACCAACAGTATATTTAATGTAGTTAACATAACCGCTGAGTGAGCTCATAGGTTGTACGAGAACGAGGTCGAAAGCAATAAGGTTAGGAGTAGCAACAGTAGTAAGGTTCATAGAGAATTTTCTGAAATGACCCATGTCGCTTCTTTGAGTACCAACGCTTTGTTCAAACGCTTCGCTTAAGAATTTGTTTTGGTTTTCAAGTAATTTTGCAACAACGAGTTTCTTTTGTTGAGGAAGTTTTTCGCCGTTGTGTGATTTTGCATAATAGCTTTCAGACACTGCAAGTCTGGTTTTATAACTTTCAAGTAAGTTAGCCATAATATTTATTTCCTTTTTATCATAAATCTAATTTGTCTAAGCCTGCTAGACGTAATAAACTGTCATCTATTTCGTCATCAACCCATGTTTTAGGCTTAATGGGTTCTTTTGATTCAGTAACTTTAACTTTCACTCTTTTATTTGAGTCGATAGAAATAGGAAGTTTGCTAAGCTTTATCTGATATCCTTGCAAACTCTCGCAAATTTCATCTACATCATCGAAAGTACAATCTTCTGTGAGTCTGTTTTTAATTTCTGTAGCTGAAATACCTAACGTAAGTGCTTTTGAATCTATATATCTAGAAACAGCTTCTTGAGCTATCTTTTTATAATGTTCCACAAGCTTGTTAGATTTTTGAGTTTTTTCAGAATATTCTTTAGCTTTAATAGCAGAATTCTTCTTTAAGTCTTCTATCTATTCGGTTAAACTTTTCTGAGTTTTTTCTGATTCGCGTCTTTCAAGTGTTAGCTTTTCTGTAAGCTTCTGTATCTTATGATCTTTTTCAGATTCTAAAGACTCATTTATAGCTTTCTTTTCAGCTTTTTCTTTTCTTACTGCTTCAGAAAGTTTTGCGTAACGCTTACTAGTTGCGTTAAGCTGTTCGGTTGTTTCATGTAATCTCTCAGTAAGGGAGCTAATCTCTGATTCTAAAGCAGTAACTTTATCTTTATCAGTGCTGATTTGATTTGCTTTAAGCATTTCAATTTCTTCTTGATACTTAGCTTCTTTTGCATAGCAAACTGATAACTGTTCTTGCACAGCTTGATATGATTCAGTTAATTCTTTATTCTTGAGAATTTCTCTCTGTAATTCTTCTACTAAAATCATTCCGTTATCTTCGGCTACTTTCTCAGTTTGAGGAACTACTGATTCGGTTACTTTATTATCTGATTTTACAGACTGTTTAGCCTGTTCCATCTTATAATCTATTTTTAAGTTTCTTAAGCTTTCAACCATAATTCTTTTTTCATCTTTTGTAGCAGATTCTAAAGATTCTCTGATTGCTTGCTTAAATGTTTTATTACCTACAGATTCTTTTAAAGCAAGTCTAGCAGCTTTAACTGCTGGTAATAAAACTAAATCGAATGCTTTGAGCTCATATGTATTTGAGTCTACATGCTCTTTTCCATCAAAAGCTTCGTAGACATCACCATTACCTCTTGAGCTTACACCTAACTTATATCCATATTTTGCAAGTGTATAAGCAATACGTCCATTTGGTGTATCTAAAATATCAAATCTTGCATAAAGTTTACCATCTTTTCCTCTTTTAGGTTTTTCAGGCATGCAAATTGCTACTTTAGATGTATCAGTTTCTGTACGATCTGTTGGGTGATCTAACTCACCTAATAAACCGCCGCATTCGAAGTATTCGTTTACGATAGGATCTTTGAAAACATTTTCCCAAAGCTCTTCATCATACTGTCTATCATTTCTCGTAGGATTTATTACATCTGCGCAGGGTCCTTCGAGAACACCGAGGATAGCTTCGCCTTTCTTATTAACTTTTATTGAGTCATCTAAAACTAACTCTTCGTTTCTCTTTAAGGGTGCTGACATGTATATTTTCTTCCTTTTTACACTGTTTTGTACAGTTTTACATATAATTTAGCATATAAAAATTTGAATTTTTACAAAGAAATTATGTTTAAGTGTTGTTTAAGATAATATTATAATATATTATATATATAATAATTAATTATTTAAACTAGTTTAAAAGATAAATTATTTAAAAAGATAACTAGTTTAAAAATATAATAATAAATATATAACTTATTTTACTTAAGCAACAGTTGTACGTTGTCCACTTAAAAATTCGAAAGCTACAATATCAGCTTTTATCAAATGTAATAATTTTACACAATTTGCTAAATCATAATTTTCATAATACATAGTTAAAACTTTTGTAATTTCAGAAGCTCTACTATGTCTTAAAAACATTTGTTTATCATCTACATTTTTACTAAATAAAAGGATTTGTAGATTTAGAGATGCTAACGTAGTAAGCACTTCGTTAACATCTTCTATTTCTTTCATTATGTTTATGTATAATTTAGATTTTTTCTAGTTATAACTTTTTCTGATATGAGTATAAAATTTACTTAAATCCATTTCTCTATTTTCATTTATAAATTTTATAACATCCATAGGTATATTTTTAGTTGTTAAAACTTTTGTAATTTGATTTTTTGTATCAAACCCACTTTTTGACATATCTGTTAATATTAAAACTAGATCATTTTTTGAAATCATATTTTAGTCTCCATGGTATAACCAACTGATTTTTTTTTTATTTTTTTTTTGAAGAATTAAGGTTTTAAATAACATCAATCTGTATGAAATTATGTTAACCTTCAAAAGTAGTCATATCTACGCCTAA